CAACACCTACGGCCACAACGATTAGCAGGATCGGCCCCATCGAAAGATTAAGACTGAGGAATCCTAGCTTGGCAAGGTTCGTTGCTCCGGTCATTATCCCCATGATGCCGGAAAACCCAGCCATTATTGGACCCGCCGCCAAGAATAGCGGAGCCAACGCCGACGCCTTTCCTATCAATTCCCCATTCTGGAATACCACATCGGATAGGCTGGACTTGAGTTTGTCCAGCGTGGTCTTGGTGGAGGCGTGGGCCTCGGCGTTGGCTTCGATCACCCCGGTCGAGCCTTCCAACTTGGCCCGATATGTGGCGATCTGGGTCTCGCTCAATCCTAGCTGTTCCAACACGCCGGCAAGGCCGGTCTCCGATTGTTCCAATGCCTCCTTGAACTCGGTCCTCGCGGTTCTGGCTGTCAGACCCAGTTCCCGCTCCATCGCGGTCATGATGACCGCGGCCTCGTTCACAGAGATCCCCATGTCGGACATCTCCGGGGCCATCTTGGCGATCCCGTCCAGGAAGTCCTGAACCGATGAGGTGCTTTCCTGGGTGATGAGTCCGAATGCTCCCAGGAGTTCGCTCTCGTTCCCGACCTCGATCCCCACCGCCGCCAACGCCGCGCCGGACTTGGCCAATGCCTCGGCGGATAACCCGGTGGCATCGCCGACGGTGTCCCAGAAACCGGCATAGGCTTTGAGCGCCTCGGCAGACTCAAGTCCCTGTTGCGCTCCCAGCTCCATGAGACCGAGGACCGATTCCAACGGGAAGGTGGCATTGGACAGGCTGGTCGCCATCGTCCGAATCTCATTCTCGGAGAACTGGGTCGCGTTGGCTAGCATCCGGGTTGACTCGGTCAACCCGGCCTGATTCTTTGCCAGTGTTTCGATGCCGGCGCCCATCGCCACCAGACCGATACCGATGGCCTTCCGGTTTTTGACGATCGAATCCTTGACAGACTGAAAGCCGGTTTTGACCTTCTTAAATCCGGCCTCGGCATTTGAGGGATCCGCGGTGATTGTGATTTCGACTTCGTTAGCCATTGCTCTCGTCCGGTTGACCGGCTTGTACTATTGCCAGCATCTGGAGGATCGTCGCTTCCTCCTCCATGAGTTGTGATGGAAGGCAGCTATACCGCTGGCACAGGCCGTCAATGATCTCGGCCTTCTCTAATTCCCACGGCTTGACTATTCGGTTTCCATCGCGGTCGATGCCGCCGCCAATGTGTTTATATCGCCGGATGGCCCCGGTAAAGGGCCAGGCACACCGGCCACCGCCTCGACCCAATGCTGAACGATCAGGTTGGTCAACTCCAACGGGATCGCCAGCATCCCGTCACCATCGGCCGAGATCGGTCGGCCGTTGGCATCCTCCAGGTTCCAATCCATCAAGACATCCTCCCCGAATAACCGGGCCATAGTCTCCTGGTCTTCCCCTTGAGCAGACTCCCGGAGGGCGATGAACTGGGCAAATGTGACACTGAGCCGGAGTTGGATCTCGGCCCCATCGTAGGCGGTGCCCTCAAAGTTTACCCTGGCCGTTTTCTCCGGGAGCCGGAAGCCCTTCCGGGCCTCTTTGTCTAAGATCGGATGTAGTCCGACCTCGGCTAGGCCCACGTCGGGACAGCTCCACCCGACAGCGCCCCAGGCGCCGACCAGGTCAATTCCCCGCTGGACGACCGGCTTAACGAGTAATCCGAGAAAAACGTCTCACAGGCCAGCACCTGACCCGATATGGTGATCGTCACCGTCCGCGCCACTGAGGACGATGGGACGGTCTTGAATACATCATGGGCCTGATTCGTCGCATCGTTGAAGACGCCGTTCAGAGTACATGAGAAGTCCGCCAGTAATAGCAGCCGTTCGATCGCCGATTTGTCCAGGCCGGTGATGTCCTGTTCCGCCCTCGGCGTGGCCCAGTCCAAATTTGTGATGTCATTGGATATGGTCCTGGCAGACCCGCCGGAATCGTCCACAGCCACACTCATCCCCAAGCCTGATTCTTTAGCCATTGTTATGCCTCCCGTATTTTATATAAATCGTCGTTCATTCGGTCCAGCCATTCCAACGGAGCCATTATCTGGCTGTCCCGCCGGAGGATAGGGTCGCGCTCGATCGGCACACGGTGTCCCCCGGCCCGACCCGTGAAGCACTCCTGGCCCGGTTCAAATACGAACCGGACAAGCTGGCCCTCGGATTCCTCCCGAAAGCCCATTCCGGACCGCCGGATATATCCGGCATTGATAGCATCGTTGGCCGGCAAGACAGTCTGCCATCCATTCAAGTATTGACCACATCCGGTCTCCCTGCAAGACGCCTCTCGCCAATGGGTATCCCTTGGTCTTGCGGCCCTCCAATGGGTCGTCATTTATAGTTCCCGTATTCCCGGCGCTCGATGAGCCCGGACTCGCCCAGTTCATACAGCACATCCGCGAATCCTTCGTGGTCTGACATGATCTGGCGCATCTCGTTTTCCACGACCGCCTGCCGGGTCGTTACGTTGGCCACTTTGTCGGCCATCTCGATGTCTAACTCCTGGACCCGTTCCACCAGATCGGTATCGTCATACTGGGACTCCTGCAATGCCTGGATGCTGTCCATGGCCGCGTCGATGTTGCCCCGGAGGGTCACTACCCATCCGATAAGGGCAATCACGATGATCGCCACCGGAATCAGACTCAGCCCTAGTTGGAGCGGTTTCATACCACACGCTCCCAGACGGCGCCGCCCTCCGCGGTATACATCAGGATCTCCCGTAGGTCGCACCGGTGACAGACCCGGCCGGACCAGCCCTCCCGATGCCAGCCGTGGAGACCGATAAGACATAGCATTCTCATAATGCGGGCTCCTTCCGGTGTTCCAGCCGGTTTATGATCCAGGCCAGCATTATCCAGGAGAATCCGATCCCGATGGTGTATACGGCCCACCAGGGCAACGGTAGCCACCGGCCAATGCTGATCAGGGAAACGTCCTCGATGAAATGGACCCCCAGCGCCATCAGTGTGGCACCGCTTATCATGGTCTTGAGATACCTCATTCAGCCTCTAATAATTTGCTGGAGATGCCGGCCAAGAACCCGAACACGGATCCCGCCACGCCTGTAATTATCTCAATACTCTCTAACTGCCAGGCGATGAACGAGATCGTTATGGCTACCACCGTCCCGCAGACAATGGAGAGAAAGACCTGGGGGCGAACCTTAGATAATAGGATTTTCATTACTCGACCATCAACGGAATAATTGGCGGATGAGCCGCCTCGGCCCTTCTATGATCCAGGGCGACAGAGCTATCAACGACCAGATAGTTACAATGCCGAGGAGTATAACGACTGCGACGGTTCGTTTCATTGGACTTTGATCGGGCGGTCCTGGATGGTGTTGGTGATATTTCGGGCATTCACAGAAGTTTCATACGAACAAGAAGCGGAGTCCACGCCGCTCCCGTCCCCCACGAGGTTTGAATTATCCATGGTTGCCGTTCCGATTTTCATGCGGCTGAGATAAAGCTCCCCCGACCATGCGTCCACGTTGTCCAGGATGAGGTTCTCCACGAAAGCCCCGGAATTCCCGGTTATGTGAATCTGAACCCTGTCTACGACGGAGCCGTCCACCTCATACACAGAACTTATCCTCTCGCTCTCCAGTACCACATCCGACACTGTATTAGAGATAGTCGCCGCCAGCGTGTGCCCGTCGCAGAGGAGGCCAGTGGTCAAGTTGGCAACGTCGGACGTTTCCATCTTAAACGTCGGGAAGCTGGAGTTGATGATCGTCAGGTTGCCAACCCACAAATAGGCCGCGGCCCCGGTTACAGAAACCGTCAACGGGCTGATGTCCAGCGCCCGTGTAATGCCGGCCCGTCCGAGGTCAACGTCTTTTATCCTCAACGTCGAGATCCTACTCCCATTGCCGAGCCGTATAGAAAGGGTTTGAGACTCCGTCCCGTCCGGGTAGTCCGGATTCCTCGTGCCCATCATCTGGAGTCCCTCGGCGGTGACCGCATACTCGGCAGGCTCCGGCCAGTTATAGGTCGTGGAATTTACATCCCGGATGGCGAAAAAAAGACCAACGCTTACGGCTCCGGCGCTCACTAGAATCGCCATGACCACGACTGTCGTCGCG